ATAGAACAAGCGAAGCCACGTGGGCATAGACATAACATCCGCCCACGTATACCCGCCTTTGCCGTAATAAATCAGGCTAAATACCTGTTCGTGTAGTATGCGCCTATACTCGGGCGCTAGGCCAAAAAAAGTCTACGCCGATCGGTAACTGCATTTCGAATGATTCATTAGTTCCGGAATCAACGAATGATAAAGTAAGATTGACATCAGGCTGTACTTTAGTAATAAAATCACGAACGAATTGTATATCTCGAGCTAAGAAATATTTCTCGATGAATTCGTTGATATACTCAGGATCTGTATTTCCATCTACTGATACGATCATATGTTGCAAACGTATGGATACGTTACTTTCAACGCCGCGCAATTTGTTATATTTTTTAGCTTTAGCAATTGCATCTTCAATACGTTTTTCATCGTCATGATTCATTAACTTAACTTCCAATGTTCTTTTAGATACTGGCAATGTTAATTTAAAACGATTAACTCCTGGTGTAATTTGTGTCTCGTCAAATTCTTTATGTTGCAATTCTGCTAAATCAATCATTTCCGTTTGTTCTTCACCAGACGGAGTTTTGATTTTAACTTCATAATCTTTACCGTATCCTAACACACGTGCTGCAATCATAATAGCATTTTTATCGCCAGCTAATAAATCGCCGTAATTAATCTTTTGACCTTCACCATTACCTACAACTAAAGACTGAAATAAACGATCTAATACAACGCCTTGTTTAATAAGACTAGGTGTAGTAAGAATATCTTCTTCACGTGCAGTCATATATTTCATTTCTACCTTACCGGAAGATAGTGGATTGTTTTTAGGATATAACAATCCTTTGCTAGGAAGTTCTACAATTTCAGTAGGGAAATCATACTTTTCTTTTTCAACGGCAGGAGCTTGACTTTTGTTTTGTTCAAATTGTTGAACTGCTAAAGCTTTTAATTGCTCGTCTGAAACTTGATCTACTGAATGTTTGTTTGGTTTTTGATATTCGTCATTAACTGTTGCCATAAGATAAAATCCTTTTTATATAACTTTAATTTATTATAAATATGCATAGCCGGTAAAAACCCCGCCTTGCGACGGGATCATTACAAGATATTTTAATACAATTAAAACTGCAATATCGCATAATCATATTTTAGCGTAAGCTCGATAGTCATTGGATCTTCTGTGCTCCAATCCATATCGCCGAAAGTTGTTGAACTTACAAAAGCGCCTTTCAATGTCCATTCTTCAACCTTATCACCCACAGGGCCTAAAGAGTTAAAAGTAATGTCACGCTTATAGAAGTCGCTATAACCATCACGGCCGGTTACAGATTCGTGGTGTAAACGAACCCATTCCATTACCATTTGTGCTCCCGAAGGAACAATTGGGTCATACAACGTAACGGTAACGTCTTGCCAACGGCTTTTACCTTTGAGCTTACGTTCGATGTTGATGTGATCAAGTATTACTTCTCCTTGATCAATGCTTGGACGAGATGCTGCCTTGATCAAGTATGATGGAATACCCTCAATATACATGATGAATCGCATTGCAAGTTTCGGTTCAAACGCTGTATAAAAGATTTCATTGGGTGATAATAATTCTGCCATTTTTTATTTCTCCTATTTAATATAAATATTCATCATCTACTATTCTGGGAAAGCAGCACCAGTCGGTAGAACATTGAAATCAATGATTATAAATTCAGCCGTTTTGGTAGGCTGTAAATAAATTGCACCACGTAATTCGTTACGATCAATTACTTCCGGAGTATTTAATTTTTCGTCCATTTGAACTTTGAACGCATACAAACCTTGGCGTTGCTGAACATTGTCAAAATACGGATTAACAATGCTAAGGAAACGGTTACGGGTCGCAGCTGTATTGTTTTCAAAGATCAAATACTTGCTAGTTGAAGCAACAAACTTCTTAGCGGCAATTAACAGACGACGTACATTTACACGGTCAAGTGCCGATGCTTTCTTTTGCAATGTTTTTTGTCCGTATACAGCAACACCTAAATTAGGGAAACTAGCAATTGGGTTGATATTAGCATCATACAAAGTATCTCGGTTGCTTTGATCTAATTTGCGTTCAGTACGAATTGCTACATCAATACCACCACGATTCAAACCTGCAGGCGCAAACCATGGAGCAGCTACTCGGTCATTGAATGCATAAACACTAGGTACAACAGTACCGGCCGGTACCCAAACGGCGCGGCCTAAGTCAGCATCGTTAATTAATACCCATGGCCAATATTCAGCTACATAATTACTGTTACGTTGATCCGCAATATTTACTACATTTGATAATAATGATCCGTATTTAACTGGATCCATTACTAAGAACGCATCTCCGCGACCTTCAACCATTAATTGAGCTTTTGTTAAAATACTAGCAGCATACGTATTTTCATCTATTAATCCTGGCAATGTTAACAAATTGAAATCGTAATCGTCTTGATTAGATAACAAATTGATAGCATCTAAATATGCATTACGGAAAATACTTTGCGACATATCAAAACCTTGCTGACGGTTTTCATTATCAGCGTTACCAATGGTAACTACACCAGCACTATTAAATGCATTTTGCGTAAATATGTTTTCGTAGAATGATTTTGAAACTTCTGTACCGTTGCTACCGCCTGAGAATGTACCTGATACTTCTTGCGGTAAACTACCTGACAAGCTATTAATACGTATTTTACCGTTTTGATCAAAGAATACGGTAGTATTAGAAACATTACTTACACGTACATATTTAGATACATTAGGATACGATCCGCTAACTTGGAAGTACGGATCAGATGTACCAGACCCTAACAATGTATAGGACACATCACCTACTCGTTTCGAGATATAGTTTGGTGATGTTGGATCTAACGTTAAATTATTGTATTGTTCTAAAATAATTTTACGGTTAGTGATGTCATCTCCACGACGAATCAATAATGTAAAGGTACCTTTAGTAGTATTTACATTTGACACTTCCCATCGCAAATTAGTTTCAGTTCCAGATACAAGTCTACCGCCAGTAGTGACATCCGCGGTACTACCAGATCCGGCTGTTGACGCAGCCGAAATACCTGAATTTTCTTGTGCTCCTGCCGATAATGTATCCAATCGGAATGATATTGTACCAGTACCGGAACGATCAACTACATTACTAAAAGCTGTGCTAGAATCGTTAGGCAATGTACGCACAACTGTTAATGTATCAGCATATTTAAGATATTCTTGTGCAGAATAGTTAGTTAAATATTTATACGTTGATTCATTTACGCCGGTACCTAGAGTAAACACTCCACCAAATTTAGCTACAAACTCAGAATAACTAGTTACTGTTGTTGGGATATTTGCAGGGCCTCGCGATGTTGGGCCAATGACTGCAGCACCGATGCTGGCTATACCTGCTGGTAAAGCTGATTGGTCGATTTCATTGGTAAATACACCGGGCGAAACAATTTTTTCTGCCATTAGTTTTCTCCTTGTTTATTTTTATCCGTTACGACTATTCTGGGAAAGCAGCGCCAGTCGGTAGGATGTTAAAGTCAATAATAATAAATTCTGCGGCTTTTGCTGGCTGCAAATAAATTGCTCCGCGCAATTCATTACGGTCAATTACTTCCGGCGTATTTAGTTTTTCATCCATTACTACTTTAAATGCGTACAAACCTTGGCGTTGTTGTACATTATCAAAATATGGATTAACAATACTTAAGAATCTATTTCTAGTAGCTGCAGTATTTTGCTCAAAGATCAAATACTTGCTAGTTGAAGCAACAAACTTCTTAGCAGCAATCAATAAACGACGTACATTTACGCGATCTAAAGCAGATGCCTTTTTCTGCATAGTCTTTTGGCCGTAAACTACTACTCCCTGATTAGGGAAACTAGCAATTGGATTAACATTTGCATCGTACAAAGTATCACGATTGCTTTGATTAAGTTTACGTTCGGTACGTACTGCATTTTCAATTCCGCCTCTGTTAAGACCGGCCGGAGCAAACCATGGGGCAGCTACTCGATCATTGAATGCATAAACGCCTGGCACTACTACACTGGCAGGTACCCAAACATTTTTACCCAGGTCACGATCCGGAATTAATACCCAGGGCCAATACATTGCAACATAATTACTGTTACGTGTATCTGCTTCGGTTACTACTGTTGATATTGTACCTCCATATGCATATGGATCTACAACTAAAAATGCATCTCCGCGGCCTTCAATCATTTGCTGAGCTTGATCTATTACTCCGCTAGCGCCTGAGTTATTATCTACTAATCCAGGCAATGTTAACAAATTGAAATCGTAATCGTCTTGATTTTTCAATAAGTTGATCGCATCTAAATAAGGAGTACGATATGTAATACTCGACATATCAAATCCTTGTTGCTGATCTCCACCGCCTGAATAGATATTTTCATAAAAACGTTTCGGATGTGTTACAGATCCATCATTACCAAAAGCAAATGTTCCTGATACTGCTTGAGGTAAACTTCCAGTAAAATCAGAACTACGACGTGAACCATTTTGATCAAACCAATTAGTTGTATTTTTATATACAGTTACACGTACATATTTTGATTTGTTTGCATATGACCCTGATATCTGGAAATATGGTTGCGACGTGCCTGAATCGCGTAATGTATATGCAATATCGCCGATACGTTTTGAAATGTAGTTTGGTGAATTAGGGTCAAGTGTTAAATTATTGTATTGTTCTAAAATAATTTTACGGTTAGTGATGTCATCTCCACGACGAATCAATAATGTAAAGGTACCTTTAGTGTTACTTACATCTGAAACTTCCCAACGTAAATTTTGTTCTGATCCTGATAATAATTTACCGCCAACGCCTTGGTCGGTTACTGAAGCTGATACATATCCACTACCACTGACAGATGCAGCTTCTCGTCCTGAATTTTCTTGTGCTCCCGCGCTAAGTAATGTTAATCGGAATGATGGTGCATGTGCTGTACCATCACTACCACTATTTGCACTAATAACATTGCTATGTGCATATGCATAATTACCTGCCATTACACGAACTACTGTTAATGTATCAGCATATTTAAGATATTCTTGCGCAGAATAATTTGTTAGATATTTATAGGTATTTTCATAACGCTCTGAACCGGAGGTAAATACTCCTCCAAACGTTTGAAGAAATTCAGAATAACTAGTTACTGTTGTTGGAATATTTGCAGGCCCGCGCTGAGTAGGACCAATAACTGCTGCTCCAATATTGGCAATTGCTGCTGGCAATGCCGACTGGTCAATTTCATTGGTAAACACGCCAGGCGAAACAATTTTTTCTGCCATTAGTTTGCTCCTAATTTAAATTAATAATCATTTCATATAAATATCAGAGCAATCTGCCAAACATTATGTGTTAGGTATAAATATACCACTTTCAATATCTACTTGTCCCGCCCCGTATTTTTTATTTAATCCATCAACTAACGTACGTTCTGTGTTGGATTGATTTTGATATTCTGATTGCAGTTCCGTACGTAAATTTTGCAATTCTTCCGTACGGCGTTGCATTAAATGTAGTTCTAAATCAATTTCGCCGAATTGATAAATAATACGATTAGTCGTATCGCGCAATTGTTTAATTTGATCTAATTCTTCTTGTGTAAACTTAATTTCTGATGACATAACTTTTCCTTTGTTATAAATATGCTACAATAACGGGCGAAATCCGTCATTGGTACTAAATCCGTCGCTAGGCGGATTGTCTGTATCTGCATTAAATGATTCCGTCTCAGATCCAAACGAAACTCGTTTAACTGAATAACGTTTTTGTAGACTGGATCTACGTAATTCGTACGGCATTAATAAAGTAGCTTTAACATTGATCGGCATAGTAGCTCTTATGATACGATCTTCGCCGGGTGTAGATACACTTTCAAATGAATAGTCTTGTATGGAAGTAATAAACTTCCATGTAGTACCCCAAGCAAATCCACCAGTTGGCATAATTTGTTCTACAATTGCATTTAATTGTTCGGTATATTCTGCCCAAATGTAAATATCGTATGCAACATCTACAAATTCAGGTATACTAGATACATATATTTCGCGCTTAGGCCGTGTGCCTTGCAATACAGAAAAACGATCATATCGATTATTTTTTGAATAACGACTTTCAAATGTTAATGTATTTCTAGCGAAATCGTTATCTACTTCCGGACTCCAATTCACATCTAACTTTTTCATTGTATCACGTTCAGTAATTGTACTACGTTTAACGGATATAAGCGGCGTCATTAATCGATCATTATGATCGTACATATAACCTTTAGCTTGAATCTGTGCCCACTTTTCTGCGTTAGCATATACTACTGGTACAGTAATCATAGCATTATTATCTACAATTTCTGGACGTATTATTTCACTAAGATATGACATAATGGCATTATCTATATCGTAAATTGTACAGCTAGGTGTTTTTATGGCATCATCATCACGACGAATTTGTGTACTACGATCAATGTTTGGATTAGTAGTAAACGAGCTATATGTTTTATTTAATTGCGGTTTTGCCATTATAAGTTCCTTGGTAATTGACTAGGACGATTGATACCTGAACGTACAGGTTCTAAATTTAGTGCAGTATGTCTAGTTATATGAGCTTCGACGACTACGGATAAATCTATACCGTAAGAACCACGTTCGCCTAACACATAACCTAAATCAGTTGCTTCATCTCGGCCCGCAAAATATTCTTGAGCATATGTAATATTATCTACTTGATACATGCTTCGGTCATGTTCTATAATATCGCCTACATCTACAAAAATGTTACGAGCTTCTAGGTCAGGTTTAAAAAATGAAAATATACTAGTACGTGCAGTATCAATACCAAAATCATCACCCACAATTGTACGATCTTCACGTGATACTAAACAATGTATACGTACAGGTTGATAATATGTTTTATTGTTGGATTCTCCATAAATATTTTGACCTGTAATTTGTAAATTTAATTTATACAAGGCAATCTCAATATCGATAAATCGATTGACAAGTTCGCGATTAAGCGACTTAATTAAACTAACATCTCGAGAACCACCAAATATAGCCATATTATCCTACATATATTTTTAACGGCATTTTATTTAATTGTGATTGCATAGCATCAGCTTCTGCTTGCTTACGCTCTAATTGTGCTTGTCTAGACATGCTATCTAAAATTTCTTTAAGTTCTGTTAACAAAGCTTCTTTTTCTGCTTGACCGTTACTTACTAAGTCTGTACCGTTCAATGTTATTTCGGCATTGGGTATAGGTATTGCAGAATATTTGCTACGTATATAACCTAACAATATTGTTGATAACGCTAATGTATATCTAAAAATCCATCTGCGGCCGACACTGTTAATATTTTCATAAACGACATTTTCATACGGTACATTTGAATAATCTGATATAGTACCGGTACCTATTATACCAGGACCTGTATAACGATCTGTTTTAAGTATATAATCAAAGTATACTTTCTTTATATTTTGACCATCTGGAATAGGAAATATACGTAAACGGTCTTTACTTAATTCAAATGAATATGCAGATCTACGTACAGTGTCGTTAAACTCAATTACTTGTAAACGAAGTATATCTGCATATATAGGCATCATCATAAACGATACACCTGGAGAATAACTTCCGAATCCAAATGAATCTAACATTTGTTGAGTGCCTATACCTGACCCGATAAATGGGTCAAAGAAGCGTACTAGTGCAGGAGGAGCTTCGTGATATATTCTTTTAATTTCTATAGCATCAATTCCAGCAACCCCATTTTCTAACGTTACAATACTACTATCCGATAGATCATAAATTTGCTTACCGTTAGACATTGCAATGCTACCAGTATAAAACTTTACATTTCCACCTGATCCGGCTTCTGTACCATATGCCGATGCCAATGTAATTAATCCTCCGTGGTTCGGATTAACAGTTTTACCGGTTAGATTAGAACCGGTATTACCGCCGTACAAATTAAGCATATTGTCACGTATGTTATATGCATTAAGTTGTGCTCCATATTCAGTGACAGCTTCTTCAAAACAAGCATAAAACTGAATGTCTTGCATTTCAATGTCCGTTATAGGATAGCCTAAGCGTTTAGCACACCAATCAGCTACTTTATCTGTATCGAGTTGAAATTCGTAATCGTTATCGTAAAAGCCGAACGGAGTCTCGCCAGGGCAAAATGAAGAACTACCAGGCCATATAGGAATATTTGTTGCCATGACTACCTTTATTATAAATATCGAAATGCAATATTAAACTGTTAATAGAATTCTAAAATAGCTATGTATCCAGCACTGCCTGAGCCACCTGCCCCTCCATTACTTCCAGTAGCAGCTCCGCCGCCGCATCCCCCTTGCTGGATTACGGAATTTACAGCTGCTCCAGCGCCTCCGCCGCCACCGGCTCCTACAGCACATACTTCTAAATATTGTAATCCTGGAGATGGGCTCCATTGATATGTTATATCCGTACGATCAGCTGACCCAGTGAAATATATAACATTAGTATATGAAGTCGATTTTGTTAAATCAAACGTTTGGCCGGAATCGTTTGTAAAATAAATGCTACTGGCACTAGCATATAAAACTCCATAATTAGTTTCAGTAGTCTGCGTTATGCTAGAGGATGGTATTTGTAAACTTTTTACAACTTTAGTCATGACGTATTCTTATTGTTCGGCCGTTTGGTAATTTTACTGCAATGTCTGCACGTACAAATCCACAATCGTTACCGGTATCTAAAAACATATTGACATATCCTTGATCAGGCGTCTCTATAGACCCCGTCGGAAACAATTCTATTGGATTTTCAAATTTCATT